GAGCTAATGAAATCGATGTTAGAAAGGTGCTTGAGTTAGAGGGCTAATAAGCTTCTGACCTGCGGTTATGTATTTCAATTTGACAACCCGAGTACCATCTCGCCATAGCGCGGGCGCAGAGCTGGCCCTAAAGCGGAGGTTGAGGGAGGGCCTTTGTCTTCGCCTGATGGCTACGACGCTAATAACTGCTCTGATTACAATAATAAATACAAGCCCATCAAAAGCAGATATGAATCTAAAACTATATGCTTACAATCAAATGAGTTGGAAGCAATTTGAGTGTTATAACTGGTTGATTCATAAGGAAAGTAGTTGGAATCCTAAAGCTCGTAATGGATCACACTATGGCTTAGGTCAAATGCGTTCTACTTGGTATAGAGACTTGAATCCATATCAACAGATAAGAGCGCACTTGCGCTATTTAGGACACAGATATAACGGCGATGCCTGCCTCGCACTTAGCCACTTGGAACGTAAGGGCTGGCATTGACTCACAAGAGATATAACTCAGCATATTACAAGCGCGTTAGAAGCGAAGTCTTACAGCGCGATTACTTCACTTGTCATTACTGCGGACAGGAAGCCAACACAGTCGATCATCTCATCCCTATCAGCAAAGGCGGTACAGATGAAGCGACCAATATGGTTGCGGCTTGCGTCAAATGTAACTCTGGTAAGCGCGATCGTATGGCCCCTACCTTTTTTGAGAGCGTTCGGAAACCCACGACCCCCATCGGCAAGATTTTCCCTGAAAATGGCTCGACCCAGCATTATCTGGACTAAAATGGATTTATATGACTCAATCAACTGAGCTTGCCCGAGTTCGGGACGAATCGGCTTACCGAGGTGTGCCAAACCCTCGAATTCACACAAAACTAACCGATTACCCTTCTCACGGCGAGGCAATGATTCGATTCTGCGAGGAAATCGGCTTTGAACTGCTTCCTTGGCAACAATGGCTAGCCCATCACTCGCTGAAATACAAACCGGATGGCCGATGGGCTCACCCAGTTGTCACCTTGTTATGCGCTCGGCAACAGGGGAAATCGACCTTTATGGCCCTACAAATCTTGTTTAGAATCTACGTTCTCAAGGAGAAGTTACAGGTTCATACCGCTCACAAGCTGACTACCTCGGCAGAATTGTTCTATAAGATTTACGGCATTATCGAGCAGACTCCCCGACTAGCCGCCGAATTCACTAAGAAGCTGGAAAGTAAAGGATTTCAAGAGCTTCAATTCACAGAAGGCCGACGTTATATTGTTCGAGCTAATAACTCAGCCGGTCGAGGAATTGCCGCCCCTGAAACTATCCACTTAGACGAGGCTCGCGAGTATAAAGACGAGGATGTCTGGTCAGCCTTGCGTTATACCCAGATGGCCAGCCCAAATCCTCAAATATGGGTTTATTCAAATGCTGGAGATCAGCACTCGATAGTCTTGAACAAGTTACGCGAAAGAGCCTTGGCCGCAATTCACGGCGGCTCGGATGATATTGGCTGGTTCGAATGGTCTGCGCCTCACGGCATCAAGTTCGATAACTCACCGGACTTCTGGCTAGGTGTCTGCCAAGCTAATCCGTCACTTGGCTACACAGTTCATCCCGATAACATTCGAGCGGTCTTATCAGACCCGGAAGACATTGTGCGCACAGAAGTTTTGTGCCAGTGGGTCGATACCATCAACCCAGTTATAAACGCTTCACAGTGGGACGCTTGTAAAGTTGAGGGACTTCGGCTCAACCCTGAAGCGGATACTTGGCTGGCTATCGATCTCAGTCCTGACCGCAAGCAAGCCGCCCTAGTTGCCAGCCAGAAACTTGAAGGCGATCAATTCCAAGTCATCCTTCTTCAGACTTGGCACAATCTTCAGAATTTAGACGATAAAGCCTTGGCTAACGACCTAGCCGACTGGTTTAGAAAATACCCAGTCCAGTTGGTCGCTTATTCAGCTCGAACGGCGTCAGCGGTCGCGGCTAGATTGGCTCCGGCTGGAATTAGGACAGAGCCCATTGATGGTCTAGATTATGCTCAAAGTTGCGATGAACTCCTAGGAGCAATTTCATCTCAGCGGTTAGCCCACTCGGGACAGGAAGAGCTGACCAAACAATGCCTGTCCGCCGTCAAACTACCTTTCGGTGACGGCGGTTGGGTAATGGGTCGAAAAGTAAGTAACGCGGTCATCTGTGGAGCTATTGCTTCGGCGATGGCGACTCACTTCGCCACTAAGTCCAATGATGGCGTCGATATTGTGATTATGTAACACACTCGCCTTACAATATTAGTCAAATGGGCGCATTTAGAGATTTCTTCTTTCCAGAAGTAAAAGCCGCGAAAACAGTTGATGTAACTGCCGCGCTAACTCCGGTTCAGATTCAGGATCAGATTTACAATATCCTCGGCGGAGCCACAAATACGACAAGAGCTCTTGCGATGAGCGTTCCTTCCGTAGCTCGCGCTAGGAATATTATCTGCGGAACTATCGGCTCGCTACCTCTCACGACTTTCAATCGCATCACCGGACAATATGTAGATCCGCATCGCGTTATCAATCAGCCAGACCCTCGCGTCGCTGGATTCGTTATCTATAACTGGCTCGCTGAAGATATTTGGCTTTATGGCGTCGGTTACGGCCAAGTTCTTGATATGTATTCATCAACTGACGGCGGCCGCGTTAGAGCTTGGACTCGCGTAAGTCCAGACCGCGTCACAGTCGATACTAATTCCAACAATACGGAAATCACCGGTTATCGAGTTGATGGTTCTCCGGTTCCTATCAATGGCGTCGGCTCAATCATTCGCTTTGATGGCCCAGATGAAGGATTACTTCACAGAGCTGGCAAGACAATTACTGCGGCTGTCTTCCTAGAAAATGCGGCGGTGAATTACGCAAAAGAGCCAGCCCCTTCAATGATTTTGAAATCTAATGGCACAAACCTAACGGCCGAAAGAGTTTCGTCACTTCTTTCAGCTTGGAAGACTGCTCGTCAGACTCGCTCAACCGCGTTTCTCAATGCTGACGTTGATTTGAAAGAATTTGGCTTTGATCCTAAGTCGCTTCAGCTCGCAGAGGCTAGACAATACGTCGCTCTCGAATTGGCTCGCGCTTGCGGAATCCCAGCTTACTTCTTGAGCGCAGAGACGACTTCTATGACTTATTCCAATGCTGTTTCTGAACGGCGATCACTTGTTGATTTCTCTCTGCGCCCAATTTTGAAAGCGATTGAAGAAAGACTTTCATTACCGGACTTCGTACCGAATCCAGTAATGACTCGATTCGCACTTGACGATTTCCTTCGCGGTAACGCGTTAGAACGCGCTCAGGTTTATGAAATCCTAAACCGCATCGGTGCGATGAGCGTCGAACAGATTCAACGAGAGGAAGACCTGATACCTAATGAAAATTAGTATGCCAATGACTGTCACCGCCGCTGACACAGTAAAGCGCACAATCAGCGGAACTATTGTGACTTGGAACGAACAGGGCAACACTTCAGTCGGCCCAACTGTGTTCGCTAATAATTCAATCGAAATGAAGAATGTAAAATTATTGCTTGAGCACGACAGAACAAGACCGATAGGACGCCTCGCCGAGTACGAAGTGACTGATTCAGGAATCACGGCGCGGTTCGTTTTAGCTAAAACTTTTGCGGCGGATGATGCTTTGGAAGAGGCCGCAACTGGATTACGCGATGGCTTTAGTGTCGGTGCGCAAATAAATGAATGGACTAATGTAAAAGGCGTTATGAACATTACATCGGCAACACTCGACGAGGTCAGCCTTGTCACAGATCCAGCAATCGATTCAGCAAGAGTCGCTGAAGTTATTGCCGCTTCAGAGAATGAAGCAACTAAAGAAGATTCTGCTCCGGCAACCGCTGACGCAGACAAACCAACCGAAGGAGACCAAGTGTCAGACACTACCGCTCCAGTTCCTGCCGTCGAAGAAGCGGTAGAAGCTGCTAAGGTCGAGACAGTTGCGGCATCACGCCCAGCTTTCTACACCGCCCCTCGCCTTGAATTCACAAAGGCAAAATACCTAGAGAACAGCATCCGCGCCGCACTTGGCGACGATGACGCACGTTCTTACCTCCGCGCCGCTGATAACACAACAGATAACGCCGGATTTATCCCAACTCCACAGAGCACAACTCTCATCAATGGCGTATCTAATGGCGATCGCGGATTCATCGATGCGCTTTCTCGCGAAACCCTAGCGGCTTCCGGAATGACCTTCGAATTGCCTCGTATCAACACCGCGCCGACTGTGGCATTGACAAACGAAGAAGGCGCACCTTCTGAGACAGATATGGGAACAGCTTATATCTCTGTCGATGTAAAGAAGTTCGCTGGTCAGCAGACTGTATCCGTGGAACTCATCGATCGCAGTTCCCCAGCCTTCTTTGCTGAACTCGTCCGTCAAATGGAGTTCGCATACGCAAAGGCAACTGATGCTTACGCAGTAACTCGCGCATCCGCAACCGCAACAGCATCAACCGCTAAGGCTGGCGCAACAGCGGCTAACTACCTTGCTTTCTTTGCTAACGCGGCAAAGAACGTTTATACCGGCTCACTTGGCTTTGCTCGAAACGTCGTAGTGTCCCCGGATGTATGGGCTGAAATTATGGGATTGAACGACAATGGTCGCCCAATTTACATCGCTTCCAACCCATCAAACGCAGGTGGCGCACTTTCACCGCTTTCAGTTCGCGGTAACGTCGCAGGTCTCGACCTCTACGTTTCTCGCTCACTTTCTGGAACTGGCGACGGATCAATTTACGTCATCAACCCAGACGCTCTAACATTCTACGAGAGCCCACGTCTGACACTTCAGACCAACGTAATCGCAAGCGGCCAAATCTCCGTAATGTATTACGGCTATGCGGCAGTAGCTCCAAAGCTTCCTGGTGGCTACACAGCAAACGACAACGCGTAGTAAGACTCAATAGTCTGAGCCAGTCCGCTCCCGAGCTGGCTTAGACCCCTAGATCAAAAGGACGGCGAGATGCCAACGATAGTTACGGCTACAGAGCTAAGAACAATCCTTGGCGTCTCGTCATCCCTCTATTCAGATGCTTACCTAAATGACATTATTGACACTTCGGAGAACTTGATTCTTCCGATGCTCGTCACTTTCCAAAGCAAAATTAACAAAGTCAAACTTGAAGACAATGTCGCATATTTTGAGACTGCGACTATTCACGAATTTACTGAAGGCCAATCCGTCATCATTACTGGATGCGGCTCGCCATTCAACGGAACTCACACAGTAACCGACAACGAAATTACCGATTATGTATTCACAGTCGCAATCACAAATGCTGACATATTGGAAAAAAACATTATCCCAGCAGGAAACTCTGCTTTGTCTGGCCTCTCAACCTATGTCGCAAACCCTAACGTCGAGTCTGCTGTATTGGCTATCTCTGTCGAAATCTTCCAAGCTCGCACAGCCTCCGGCGGATCAATCGAAGGAATCGATTTCGCAGTAACCCCTTATCGTTTATCTAAGAATCTTCTCGCTAAAGTAACTGGTCTTCTTGGACCATACCTCGACACAGATGCGATGGTTGGCTAATGCCTAGCACTATTCTTTCTT